GGTATGCCATTAGTACTAGGTCATCGTGGTGGTAATCAAGAAGGTGGTAGTACTGGTAGTGATGATCCAACTGTTGCTTTCTACAACAATATCTACAACTTCTATGATACTCAATACAAGACCATGCAAAACGGTCTACAATCATTCGGTAAACGTATCGATGATTCTACCAAAGTTAAAATGCAATCTACTTTAAATTCATTTAAAGATGCTTCTAAAAACTTTGCTAAAGATCATGCTCTATTACTTCAATACAGAGCTGCTGTCAGTCAAACTCCTGATAACAACTACAAACCTTCTGAAGAACATATGAGAAACGTAATCAAGAGCTTAAACAAGAATGTTGATGTATTAAACAATGCTGAAATCAACGTTGTTAAAGTAATGAATAAATTACAAGGTGCTATCGTCCAATTAGTACTCAAAGAATCTGGTAAGCAATTCGCTGCTTCTGATTAAAAAAATTGAAATCAAAAGTTATAAATATCAATATATAAGTAATATCAATTATATATATATTAATATGGAATTTGTCAATGAAAATAATGAATTAATGATGCGTTTTGCTGTTACATCAAATGATAATGATATTATCGAATTTTATAAAAATCAATCTGATAAAGAATCTTCTAATTCCGGATTTGATTTAATCATCACTGAAGATGTAACATTTAGTAAGGAAGATCATTTTAAACTATTACCATTGGGAATTAAATGTTCTCCTGATTTTAATTCTGGATATTATCTATATCCTCGATCATCAATTTGTAAAACACCTTTACGAATGGCAAATAGTGTAGGTATCATTGATATAGACTATCGTGGAGAAATCAAAGCACCTGTTGATTTTAAATTTGATGAACTAATGGAATCTTATACAGTAACAAAAGGTACTAGACTTTTCCAAATTTGTCATCCAAGTCTAAAACCTATAAAATTCAATATGGTTCATGAATGTGAATTAGATTTGACTATCCGAGGTGATGGTGGTTTTGGTTCTACAGGTATAAAATATTAATTTGAAAACGCCAATCCTCCTTGACCATCAATAATACGTAAAATATTTAAACAAACCCCATAAATTCTAATTTTTGCCTGATTATTATATGATACACTTTTATCTACTGTTATATTTATTTCAAAATCATCAATTTTACTTAAATTACATGATCCAGCTGGTTGATATTCTTCTGGAAATAAAGAAAAAGAATATATTAATACACCATTTGGTGGAACATTTGTATGATTTTGAAAAGTTTGTAAATAATAAAAATAGTCTTGAGTTCTTTCACTCATCCTATCTTTACCATTCATAACTATTTTTACTTTATTAATTATGTTCTTTGATTTAAAATAATCTAATGTGTAATTATATTTGTCTAATAAATTATTAACAACTAATGAATCCATTTGTGCTCTAAAAATAAGTTCTTTACACGGATGTGAATATCCTAATTTAATTTTACTTGTATTATTAGTTATAATTTTATCACTATCAAACATTAATGTATCTATTAAATATTCATGATTATTTTTTATAAATTTAATTCTTTCTTCAACATCTAAATAAACATAGTCAACTAATATATATGCCTTATAAATTGCTACAGTATTAGTCCAAGCAAAGTTTTTTTGTTTATTTATATGTATAGTTTCCAGTGCACCTTGTTTTATTGACATATAATATGGACCATCTAAACTATATATATTATAATTTTCTTTTAAATTTATATCATTATATGATTGTATTATTTGGGAACTAATTTTAGTATAATATAATTTTTTACTATTTGGTTTTGAATAGTCAAATCCAATATATTTAACATAAGTATTTTGACCATTTATTGATTGATATAATATATCTCCAAATTTAAAGTGTGAATTACAATTATTTACTTCAATATAATTAGTTGGTGCTAATAACATGACATCATTTAAACTTGCAAATTCAATATTAATTTTAACATCTGAAAATTCGAGAGCAACAATTGGTAAAGCAGATCCTGGATTTGTACAAAACCAAAAATATAATGGTATTTTAAGTGTATATGTATCCTTTGTTATCGAATATTCATATAATTCTGGTATATTACCTATCATATTATCTAATGCTCTACGTGTATTTTTTTTTGTTGTTAATTCTGACCATATACATAACCAATCACCATAATGTTTGTCAATAACATAACCACCAATTTCTATTTCAACAGATTTAATAATAGACCATCCTATATTTTTAATCCATGCAAATTTATTTAATCCATCTGGATCTGTATTACCTATTACAGATACTTTAGGTAATGTAATACATATATACATATTATTTATAAGATCAGCATGTTTACCAATAGTACATGTAATTTTTTTTCCAAAATCAGGTTTTGAATTAAAATTTTGAGGTACTGATTCTATTGAAAAATTAGTATGCCTCTTATAAATTGTTTTAAAAAAAGTAATCTGTGGTTCATATGTCATATATATATCTTCATTCCCTTTGGCTATCAATTGAAAAACTCCACCAGTCATTATTTTAACTATAATAATATTATAATTAAAATAATCATTTGTAACATATTTTAAAATACACATGCTCCCATACCACTAAATATTCTTAATATATTATACCCTCTTCCTATTATCTTTATCATAAAATCATCTGTATTTAATATATTATCATCTACATGCATATCTAATTCAATATCATTTAATACTGAAAAATTTAATGATCCACTTGGTTGATTTTCTAATGGATATAATGAGAAACTATGTACATTTATACCATTATTGCTTGATTTATTATATTTTTTATAAATATTTACTAATGACATATAACTAGTTGGTAAATTAATTATTTCTTTTCCATTAATTGTCATTTTAATATCTTTGATAACATTATTTCCATCATATTCCTCAATATTTTTTATTAATTCTCTTAAAACTATTATCTCATCATTGGTAAACCATGATGTATTTATGTTTTCTAATTTTATTTGTTCTGATAATATCTTAAACTTAGTTACTGTTCTATTATAAACATTTTTAATCATATTATAAATATTTGTATTTTTTGGTATTCTATTTAAATTTAATAAATAATTAGTTACACTGTCAAATTTAGATTCATTTATTGTATAATTTGCAAAATCTTTTAAATTTATATTGTTTGAAATTTGACCAAATATAAATATATCTTTTATATTGTTCTGTAAATTTAATTTAATATTTATTTTACCACTAGCTAGTGACATTTTATTAAAAAATGGACTTGTAAAATACTGATTTTGTTCTATTAAATATTCATGTCTTTTAGTAGCAAATAATTGTCTTTCTTCTTCATCTAAATATATATAATTTGCCATTGCATATACACTTATTTCATCATTTATTTTATTTCCATTATCATCTACAAATATTGGTTTAATATTATAGTCTAAATTTAACAATTTATCTATTGGTTTTAATTTAATTTTAATGCTAACATTAGTATTAATTAAGCTTATTAATGGTAATTGCATACCTTTCTTATTAAAAAACCATGGTAACATTAAATATATTGACCTTTTTTTAATTGTATTTTTATCATTTACCATATCTTCATCATATCCAATATATTTAAAATATTTATTTTTTATATTATTATTCATTATTGTATTGTAATATATATTCAAATAATCGTCTGTTATACTATGTATTAGTTCATCACCAATATAAAAATTAACATAATCTATTAAATAATGTCCAAAATACTTAATACATGAGCTAAGTGGATTTTTTGGATAGTAAACATTGTATGGTTCTTTTACATATTCTAATGATTTAATAACACTTGTATTTTTTAATGTATATACACTTTTATACATATAATTTATATCTGATTTTAAGTTTTTGACTTTTAAAAACATATTAATTGATGATGTTATATCGTTAGTTGTTGATATATAGTCAGTTATTTTATCTATTTCAATAATATTATTTTTGTTTGTTTTACTGATATTAATAAAAAAAGTATTTAATAAATCCATCATAAAATCAACTATATCAATATTGTAAATATTTTTTTTCATAAATAATTTTGAATAATATGAACTATTAAATGATAAAATATATTTATTGATTTCATTTAATAATAAATCACTATTATTATAATATTCGATGATTCTTGTGCTATATAAATAATTATATTGATCTGAACTCATTTGTGCATTTAAAATGTTATATAATCCTCCATAAATTGTAACTGTTGATAGTTCATTATTTATATTTACTAGACCATCACTTAAATTTTCATTTATGTATATAAATGTTAAATCTATTATACTATTATAAACTATTGTATCTATGTAATAATAATAATTTGTACCATTTATGGTTATGTAAAAATAAGTATTTTCGATTAAATCATTAAAATTACTTTCAATTATGATATATTTACCTACATCATCATTATTTACATATGAATTATTTATTTTAATTATATTTTTAGTTATATTTAATATCTGATAATAATATGTTTGATCAATATTTGGAATTATTAATCCATTCTTATAAATATTACTAGGATCATTATCAACAAAATAAATACTATTTAATTGATCTATATATTTTTTATCATAATAACTAACTGTATTTGAAACTTGATTTAAAATCATATTTACATTTGACATAACATTTGTTTCACTTACATATTCAACATCTTTAATTTTGAGATATTCAACATTATTTATGGTTTCTTTAATATAATAAAAATTATTAGGTAAATCTGTAGTTCTAATAAGACGACCATTTGTTAAAAACAATGTTTCATATGGTATTAGAGTAATACTATTATTCTTAAAATATGTTTCCACATAATTGCTATTATTATTTATTAACATACCTAAAATATAATTAATTGTTTTCATTTTATTATCATTAATAATAATAGTTTGATATTCTAGTATTTTTAATATATCTAACATTAAAACATCATATTGTCCATATATGTTATTATTTTTAATTATTTGATCAAGACCAATTATATTACATAAGTTATAAATAAACACATCATCTATTTTTTTTGACCATGATAAAATATTAAATGTCTTTTCTTTATAAAAGACATTTCTCAAATAATTAATTTGATTTTTTGTAAAATTTATATAATTATAATTTGTACTGTACTTATTTTTATTATTAGTTGTAAATATCATATATTGATCATTTGTTGTAAAATTATAATCTATACTAAATAGATATTTAAATATTTGATATGCCATATATGTTCTTGTAACAGGACTAATCATATTTGATTTATAATTAAATTCATTGTTAGTATCATTAATTGCTAGATATGTATTAATATAATTTAAATATTTGTTTAGTACATTTTCAATGTTATTTTTATTAACATAGTCAACCATATCATAATTATTATTTGTTGTTACATTATTAACAAAATTTTTTAAATTATTAATTACATTTGATAATTCTATATTGTTTAATTTAGCACTTATGTCATAGTTAAAATTATTGTTATAATTTTCAGATAAACGTCTATAATAATCATATGTGTAACTATCTTTATTACTTATAATATATAACATATACCAAATAATTAGTTGTTGATATTTAAGTCTAAAATAACCAGCTCGTTCATTGTCATCAATTAATGTATTATTGTAATAAATATTTTTATTTGCATTATTTTCATTATAAAAATATGGATTATAAATTGTAATTTTATCTAAATTATTATTTAACAATAATTTATTAACAATATCTTTAGCAATATAATTTTTAGCATGGTTAAATAATATTATATTATCAAATTGATAATTCATGTCATCTACATTTGAATAATTTTTTTTAATATTTAATAAATTTGCGATAACATCATTAATTTTTTCTTTTGTAGTACAACTTTTATTATTTAATTCAACATTTAATTTAAAATTTGTATTTTGATTAGTATTATTATATGGACTTAAATATTCATAACTAATATTATTACATGTTACAAAACCATATTTAATATCGGATGTTAATAAAGTATTATCTAAACATATCATATCATATTCATTATATTCATAATAATTGTCATATTCTTTTTTTGATGATGAATTAATATTATTCATTAATGTTTCAATGTCAATATCCATATTGTTATTTTTATATACATTAATTATATGATTGATATTATAAGTATTAATTGATTTATCATCTAAAAAGTTTTTATTAATTAAATAATTTATCAATATAAAATTTAATATATTTGATTTTAAATATAAATTTCCATTATAAAATTCATCATATACTAAAGATGCTAATTTAAGTATAATATTATCTATTGTTAATTCATCATTTTCAATACTGAATGTTTTTTCAAAGACATTTTTTAAAATTGATACATCATTAATTTTATAAGTTTTATCTACATTATTTAGTATAATTTTATTATAATTAGTTGATGCAGTATTATAATCTATATCACTTAAATTATTAGTTCTAAATTTTGTAAAATATTTATATTTATTTATGGTATTATCAATATAGAACCAATGATTATTACTATTTAATTTATAATCGTAATTATTAATTGTTTCAAAATAATTGCCAAAAATATTGTATGCTATTGCATTTTTAATATAAACTGATGAATAAATTGATTTTTCATAATTTATATTAAAAACATCATAATCTAATTTAATTATTTTATTTTTGTCTGATGAAATAAATTCTAATGTATCCATTGTTTGATAAAAAATTAGTTTATTATTTTCATAATCAATCTGTTTAACTTTAAAAATTTTATAGTTTCCGTTTATTAGTATACTAATATTATTATCTATTTTAATATTTCCAATTTTGTTTACTGTTATTACTACGTTCTTATTTGCATTCAGTTCATAGTCTGTTAATAATGTTGTATAATTATAATCTAAATATTTATTATATTTATTAAATACAGTGTTTCGGTCCATTTGAGCTAAATTTAATATGTTTTTATTGTTTTTATAATAATTTAATAATGTATTTGATACAGCATTTTCTTCTATTAAATATTCATCTATTTTATCATAATTATATAAACTATGTGTTAGTTGTAATATATATGGATCATAATTACTATTTGGTAAATAATCTTTATTTTTAATTAAATTTTTTATATCACAATTATATAACATAGAAATTTCACTAGTTTTTTTATATGTATCTAAACCTAATTTTTCAATACTAAATATTTCTTGAACAAAATTATAATATAGATCAGATGAATTTTGCATATAATTTAATACTTCAAAATATTGATATTTAGAATATATATCTTGAAAATAATACATTAATGTATCTAAAACAGTTACATCAGTTAATAGATTTAAATATTCAGTAATATTATCGTATTTAATAATTGGTATAATATAATGTTCATTTAAAAAGAAATATTTCATTCCGTTAATTGAGATAAGTTTACCATGTAAAATTTTATAAATACCATTCATACCTTGATATAAATTGGTTATACATAACATTATAATTTTCCAATCTACTAAAATATATGTTTCTTTTAATTCATCATATATTGATTTTAAATTAGTAATATTATTTAATAAATAAAATATATTATCATTAATTGTTAAATCAATAAAATCGGTATATAATAATTTTTTACTACTCATATTAATTAATTGTTTTAAATATGTGTATAAATATTTTGGATATGTATTTAGTGTATGATCATGTAATGCTAACCAATCAATATAGTCCTTGTTATTATTTTTATTTGTTACAATTTTGATTTGTTGAATAATAGTATCAGAAGCATCGTTAAACATATTTTCCATTGAATATTTAAAATCAGTAAAATAGTTGTTAATTATGTTATCAAATAAATAATTATGTATTACCTTATAACTGTACATTGAATTAAATGAATTTGATATTTTAAATAAAAATAATATAGAACTACTTGTATTAGTTTTAGATCCTGTTTCATATACATTTTCTACATTTTGTAAAATATTATAGTCATTATTTTGAATTACTTTACATAATTTAATAAATAAATCACAAAATATTTTTCTACATTCATCTAAATTTTTATATATATCAATTGGATTTACAGGATCTGGATTTTGTAATATTTTAATATTTGTATATAAATAATTAATATAATCTAACATAAATATATTTCCATTAAAAAAGTTATTTTCATTAAATTGTTCAATACCTAATGACTGAATTTTATATAATTGATCAAAATTATTTAAATTAATAAAACTCACTTCACCTAAATAATAACTAATTGATGATAAATTGTCTGAAGTATATTCTATTCTATTCTGAAGTGGTAATATGTTTTTATAAAATACTTTTAATTTATTATTTTCGAATTTACATGACACCCAATCATTGTCAATTTTTATAAATCCATATTTATTAATATTTCCTAAATTTAATCCGATAATATTGTATACAATTATTATATTTAAATTTTGTATCATTGATCTATCTGATAAATTATTTTCTAGACTATCATATTGAACATTACATTTAGTACTTATAGTGTCAGTTTTAATATCATATAATTCATTTGTTACTAATTTTTTAATTACATAATTACCAGTAAATCCAGTTTTAGATGAATCACTGATAATACTACACTTTTCTAATTTAATATTAAAATATGTATCATTATATTTATATTGTAATATTGTATTATTTGATATATTTATAAAGTTATCAAATACTGGACATTCTATATAATAATTATAATTTATTGATATATCGTCTATGATTATTGATGATACATTTGAATTTATTAATGTTATTATATTGTTATTAATTTTAATTATTTTATTATAATCGTTGGGTAATAATATATTATAATTTATTGCGTTATTTGCTGATGGTAAATAGGTAATAGTATTATAATTTATTTTATCTATATAATAATTAAAATCATTAGGAACATCATTTACAATATTAATTGTATCTAATCCACTGTCACTATTATTTAATGTTATATTAAATGGTTCTACTTTTTTAAAATAATATATGTTTTCTGATGTATTAGTAACAATAAATAATGTATTTTGATTTATATAATTTCTAACATCTTTAGAATAATATCCTGTAACTATTGAGAAATCATATACTAATTTATAATATTTATCTGAATTATTTACATTTTCTAATGAAACTCTATTTAAATTGCTAATATATTGTCCTACTATTATTTCTAAAAATGTACCTTCTTTTTCATATATATATAAATCTGATGGATAGTTTATTAACGAATTTTGTCTATAATTTGTACTAGCTGATGGTGGATCAGCTAGTATATTTATTATATTTTTATATGGTTCTGCATATATACCAGTTTTTAAGTTTATTCCTGTGTCAAGTACAACATTATTATTAGATATTTGAAATGAATAATAATTTATAATATTATTTTCAAACATTACTAACATTAAATTATTTGTAAAGTAAACTCTTTTAATATCAGAATTAATTGTTCCTATGCTCAATTCAGTCTTTATTAATTTATCTGTATCATCACTTTGATCATAATATAATTTTAAACTATATATCTTATTTTGGTCATGAAATATTAATAAATCATCTATTGAATAAAATGCTTCTGCTAAATTCAATGTATCACCAATATCATTAGTATTTTGACATATTTCATATATTTCAGCTGTTTTTTCTAATATATTAAAATTATATTTTATTACATAGTAATAATTATTACTTAAAACTAAAACATAAAGATAATTTTTTGTACTTGCAACACTTATTATATCACCACTTTTTTCATTACTCGTATCTAATCTATATATTAAATTTCCAATAACATAATATAATTTATTTGAATCAATAAATAAATAATTGATATCATTTAATGTCTCTATTTTAGTTATATTTTTAAAATATAATTTTTTGATATTATATGGTATGATATAGTTGTTTATAGTATTAAGATACCAACTACCGATTATCTTATTTGATAACGTTTGATTTTGATCATTAATATTAGGATTATAATAATAAATTATACTATTTTCATTATTATTATTATTGTTTTTAAATAATGTAGAGAAATATAAATATTTATTGTCGGTATACATTTTAATTTTATTTTCTTCATAACCAGTTGTTTTATTAAATATAAAAGTATTTATAATTTCTATACTTGATTCATTATTATCATCATAATTTAATATATTTAATATATCTAATAAATAGTATTTACTACTATCTTTAAATAAACCATATAATTTATTATTTTCTGTTACTATAAAATCATTTGGTAATTTATCTGTATCGTTTAATAAAATATTTAATTGTTTATATGTCAATAAATTATAACCAGTTGCAACCTCCAAAGGAAGGAGTAACGACTCGCTGTCAGAATTAGTATATTTATAAACATATATATATTGATCATTTGAGATAATAAATGTATTTTCAGTAGACAGTTTAAAATTGTTTTTATTTACATTATTTCCAGTAATATTTTTAAATATATGATCCGTTTTATAAACAAAAATAATTGACGATATTGATGATTCCAAAAATATAAATTTATTATTAACTACAGAGTATGATGCATTTATAATTCTATTTAAACCTAGATCAGTAACAAAAAACATGTTGTTTAAAAAGTTTGTTTTAATTTGTTCATTAATATAATTATAACTAAATAAAGTATGATTTAATGTAATATCATTAATTTCATCTTCTAAATCAATATTATAAATTTTTGCTAAAATATTATTTTTAATTGTAATAACATTTAAATCTTTATTTGTAATTGGGATTAATATTTTTACAGAACCATATACTGAATCAATCATATATTCATTTATTTTAATACATGTAATAACATTTTGTGTTAATGATATTGTATAAATTATTATATTATTATTTTGATCAATTAAATATAAATCACTATCATATAAAAATACATCAATAACCTCACTAAATATCAAGTCATAATATTTATCAAAATCAGATCTATTATATATACGGACTAATTGATTTGATAAAGAAAATACAAAGAATAGTAAATTGTTATAATAAATTTTATTAATAGGAAAATTAGTTGTTAATAATGTATTATTATTATATTTTACACTATTTATGTATATGGAAATAGTATTATTTATTGTATTTTTATATTCATATTGAATATTTATTGGTAATATTTCTTCAATTGATGTTGTTTCTTCAGAGTCATAACTTAATGAAAATTGTCCATCTATATTTTTTAATATATAATTAGTAATAATATATTGTGAGCGATTATTTGTCAAATAAATAACTGTTAATAATACATTATTTTCATCTATTCTATTTAAATTTACATTATATATTTCTAATAATGTATATTCAGTAATATTATCGTTTTCAATATTAATAAAATTTAAATCAATAATTTCAGATTTAGTATTGTCATAATTATTTATATATATACTCTTAATATCGGATACTATGTCAATAAAATAATAATAATCATTTATATAATAACATTTATTTATATTTAATAAATTAACATTTTTACTAATAGTTGATGTATTTAGTTCAAAATTTTTTTCAATATTTTCTAAATTTATTATTGTTTTCTGATTATTATAATTTCCAATAATATAATATTGTAAGTCTTCATTATTATAATATGAAAAAATATTACTAATAGATGAATAAACATAGTCATTTAAATATTCTAAAATATCACCTGTTTTAGTAATATAATAAATTTTATCATTAATGATTACAAATTTATTTTCACTATCAAATATACATTCTTTTAATTTATTATCTTGATTTAGTATAATCGATTGTGATTTATAGTTATTTGAAAATAGTAAATTACTTTTGACAACATCAATACAATTATTTTCTAAATTATTAAAATCAAATACTGGTTTATTACCTATATAAATTTGTTCATTGTTATCAACTATAAATAAATTATGCTCATGGGCTATATATGTGATATTTTTTAAATTAATGTTAACTGTATCACCAATAAAATTAATATTGTCATCATAATTGATATTGTCATCATAATTAGAACTTGATATACTAATATTTTTATCATTTAAATATGTATTAATTGTATATTTGTTTGTTTTAATTTTCCATTTATTGGAATATTCATTTATAAATGAATTATTATTATCATTAATTTTTTCTAAATAAGTAAAATCATGATTGAATGTATCTTTTAATAAAATATTTGTAATTAATGGAGTAGTTGTATTAGTAGATGTATATTTTGTAATTTGACTAAAATAAGAAAGTAATTCAGTATTACTTAATGTATAAAATGTATTTGAAAAACTACTATTCAATTTCTTAATTTCACTTAAAAATGTGTTAAATGATAATTTAATATTGTTTTGAAGATAATTATATGTATCAGAATCATCTATACTTTGTGTAAAATTATCATATAATTTTGTAAAATTGTCTGCTACAAATTGTACAGTATTTTTATTTTCAGAATTACCATAAATTGTTGGTGCACTAAATATATTTGTTGTAGTATCTACATATATTTGAAATATATCAACAACATTATTAGCAATATTAAACAGTTGTTTATATAAATTTGATAAATATAATGGATTATTTTTAATAGAATATTGTAAAACACTGTCTAAATTAATTAATAATGTTGAATTATTTACTGAATTATTTATTGATTCAATATAACCTTTGTAATTATTTACAATATCTGAATTAACTGTTTTATCTGCTACATTAATTATTTCTTTAACAAGTTTATTATTTATATACATATAATCTCCAGTTGAAACTAGTCCACTATTATCTATTTTTTCTACAATTATTTCAGTCATATCATCAATAAATGTAGAATTATATATTTTAAATACGGCAATTGGGAATACAGATTGATCATTATTTATCTTATTAAAGTAAAAATTATATGATTTATCTGTTAATCTTTCACTAAATACATATAACAACTTATTTTTTATGAATTTTGAAGTATGATTACCATTAATTTGTATAATTATGTAATCATTAAATGATATATTATTATATATCGATGTTCTATCTATAATATTTTCAAATAATGAACTATTTATAATTGAATGTAATTTAGAATAATCTAAAACATCATTTACATTATCAGCACATGTTATAAAACAATTTACATCAATATCATCATATAAATTATCTAGTTCTGTACAATAAATAGTAGAAAATTGTGATGTAATAATATTATCAACATGTAAAATTTTCTTAATATTTAAAGTATTAATATTTTTATATGTAGTGTTATCTGTAATAATAATAAATGGAAAATCATATAATAATGCATCTGTTGTAATTATATAATAATTAATATTATTAAAAGTAATATTTCTAATATCATTTACTGGTGTAGAAATAATTTTATTATATTCATAAATATTATTCGACTTAATAATGGCACTATTAAGATTAGTAATAAAATTGTTAAATACATTGTCATATAATGATATTTTTTTGTTAACATAGTTGCTGTATTCTGGTTTTTTATAAAATAACGTTAAATTTTTAATTAATGAGTTTAATAATATGTAAATTTGAAAATTTTCACAAATTAATTCAGAAACGTTTAATTGTAAATTATTAATATTTGAACTTTCAATATATAAATCCTCTATATTATTATTACTAGATATTACACCATTGTTATTATCTAAATATTTATCTAATTCGTCTAATACATAATTATTATCTAATACTTGATCAAATGTATTTGTAATTGTTTTATTTGTATTATATTTTAATACATTTCGTAAACTTATCTTTTGATGTATTTGGTCAAAAGATAAACTTTCAGGTGTATCACCTTTTAGTATTATATATTTTTTTTCTTCAGATTTATTCTCTATTAAAATTTTATTATAATTGTTAATTTTAGAATCGGTAATATCATTTTTACGAATTAATGATATCGAATTAAAATATAATAAATATTCTAATGTATTTAATACATTTAAGTTATATTCAATATTATCAATATTATTTGAATATATTGGATCTGTTTTAACTAAATCACCAATAATATTAACTAACTCTTTGTCATATTCAAATTTTATATTTGGTAAATCTACTTTTAAATCTAATGATTGTAATAAATCACCATAATTTGATACATCACATCTATTTATACTTCCAAATTTATTAATATTGAGAGGTTTGATATTTTGTTCAATAGAAAATAAAGTAGATTTACGATATACTGATTTAAAAAATGTTAAATTTGGGTTTTCCATTAAAATCTTATCTTGATTTCCATAATATAATATTTGTAACAATCCTCCTGTCATTTCTAAATAATGTACTTACTTTTTATTTAAATATTATTTTTTAAATTTAATATTTAAATAATTTAATTTAATTTAATTTAACCTGAAAATACTAAACCAGATATACCATTATGTATACGCAATACATTATAGCTATTACAATATATATACACTTTATAAAATAATGTTGGGTCCATTTCTATATAATTTTTATACTGATTTTCTAATAATACTGTTAATGTTTTATTTTTTATTAATGAAAAGTTACATGATCCAGATGGTTGATATTCGTTTGGATGTAGACTAAATGAAGTTATATTTAAACCGTCAAATGGAGTTTTTTTATAATACTGATAAGGAACAACATAATTATAATATAAACTATCTGTTTTTTCAGTTCTATATACACCATTAAACATTATATATGATGTTTTAATAGGATTAAATTCACTATTAGATGGCTCATTATATATTATTCCAAAAAAATCATCATCATAATTAATAAAAAAATCATTATTTATTTTAATTTGTATATGATTTCCATCTGATAATATTACTTTATAATGATTATCATAATATTTAGTATATTTTAGATGAATAAAACTGTTTAATGGGAAATATATCAAATCTATACCACCTAAACTATTTACTGGTACTTTGAAATATATATTTAGTTTAGTAGAATCTGATGAATCTAGATTTATATTTGTTATCTCATATATTCGAATTCCATAATATTTATTTGTTATATTATATTTAGTTGTTAGATTAGTTTCGCGTATAAACCAATAAATATCTTTTACTGGATGATATAAATCTAAATTTAATGTTACATTATCAATATTTAAAAAGTCTGATGTAAACATTTGAGTATTTTGTACTAAATATTCGTGTGAAAACTGAGCAAATTTATTTCTTTCATCACTATCTAAATATATATAATCAACTAGAAACGAACAATTACCTAAATTTATTAAGTTATTTAAATTATATTGTCCATTGTAAAAACAACATTTATTAATTGAGTTTATTTCTAAATCTATATCTAAATCATGATAAACTAAAGATAATAATGGTAATATATTACCATTATGTTGACTAAACCATAACGGTAATGGTATATATAATGTTTTACTTTGTTTGATATTTGTGTCATATTTTGTTAAATTAGGAATATTGCCTATCATTTCATTTAAAATATTTTCATGAAAATAATTATTATTTAATGAATAATGTATATTTAAATAATCAGAATCAATTGATGTTATTGTGTCACCACCTAATAATACTGAACAATTTTTAATTAAATTAAATCCTAAATTTTCTGACCAACAAAAATAATCTTTTGAAGATTGTAATTCTTTACTATTACGTGATTTTGTATCTATTAAACTATAAATCTCTCTTTCAATACTTAAATAATATGATTCCATATTTTGGATAAATTGTATAAGTTTATTTAAAAAAATATTGTTATTATCAATTGATCCAAGATATAATTGTTTATCAGATAATGGAAATATTATATCAAATTGTGACATTACATTATTATAAATTAAACTATAATTATTAATGCTTTGAAAGTATTGTTTTTTATTGGTCTGCATTAATGTATTAATTGTTTGCCAATTACTATTAACAGTTTGACTTTCTATTTTTAATGAATATAATATTGTATAATTAATTTCAACAAAACCTAAAACTTTTTGTAATAAAATTTTATAAGTTATTAGTTCTTGATTTAATCTAGATATTTGTGCATTATTATAAATTTTACTTGGATTATCTAAATTTACCTCAGGTATAGTTATTTTTAAATAAATCTTATGTATTAGATCACCTAATTTGGGTATATTAGTTATTATACGTTTATCAAAATTTAATGAACTATTTATTGGTATTTCTATATTTTCAATTGCGAAGTTAGTATGTTTTTTATATACTGATTTAAAAAATGTTATTTGTGGAACACTTGTTAAAAATATATCTTGTGAACCATATGCTACTATTTGGATTAAACCACCTGGCATTTCTTACTAATATTTACTTATATATTTTATGTGGTTTTTAAAACTTAAAAATATAATTATAAAATTATATTTTTATTATCTATATTAAATTTATTAATGTCTTGTAATACAGAAAATATAGATCCAAGTTTATTTTTTAAAAAAATAACAAAATATCTTATACAAGCTGTTGTTGTTGCAGTGATTTCTAAATGGATTTCTTCACAAAAATTATCTATTAAAGAAATCGCTATAATTTCTTTATCCGCTACTGCCTCTTTTATTTTATTAGACTTATATTCACCATCAATTCGTATTGTACCCAAAGATAATATCAAAAATTAAATATTTATTATTCTAAATAAACCTAATACACCAAAATGATCTGATGGAAATATTGATAATAATTTTCTTTCATTATCTGAATATCTAATAAGTTCTTCATCTGCATTTTTTTCCATAAAATATTTAGTAAATAATTCTGATTCTTTTTTATTTAATTGTATTTCATTTGTACATACTAATTTAGTTTTTATTGGTTTTATTTCACCTCTGTATAAAAGTGCATCATATCGTAATTTCTTTTCTTTGAATTTCATATTCCATCTCATATGGTTTATGTCTGTATTTTCAGTATAACCTCTATCATTAGTATTTAATTCAGGCCAAGCATCTTTTAGATATTTAATTTTATTTAATTCTGGCCAATCATTTGGATTACCACCTAAATCAAAATTTAAATCTCCTGTAACAATTACATTTTTAATTGGATTTATTTTAATCATTTTTTTTATGATAGATAATTGGTCCATTCTACATCGTGAATAATGAAACCAATAATCTTCTTGACCGACTGAATATTTAGAACCTGCTTGTAAGTAACAATTATAAATTACTAAATTTGAAAATTCTAAAACACATAAACTACATTTATAATTTAGATTTCCATTCAATCCATATATTTTAACTTTATTTGCTTGATATTTAGAAAAGAAACAAACTTCAATATCTCTATTTCTAATATTTATTTTATCTTCATCAAAATTAAAGTCTTCTTCATATATATATTTATATTCTTCTTTTAATCCATTAGATAGTATATTATATGTCGCATTTGACATTTCCTGAAAACATATAATATCAGGTCCTTCTTTTAAGATTTCTTCAACTACTTTTTCCATTCTTTTTTTAAGAATATCTAATTTATATGTATATTCTTCATTATTATTACCTTCACGAAGTATACCCATCACATTTAATGTCATAATCTTAAAATCTTCATTTATTTTATTGTCTATATTATTATTCTTTTCATAATCTAAACTAAATTTTAAACATCTTTTATTTAGATTGCCTTTGACATATCCATGTTTTAATCCACCGTCTTCAATTTTGTTTAAATTATTAATTATTGGTATTACACCTTCAATTTTGATTTTATCACAATCTTTTACTTTTGATTTACATAAACCAACTGATTTTGATTTTAAAGTACATAAATAAGGCATATCTTCTGGACACTTATATTTATCATTTTCATCTAATTTAATTGCTTTTTCAGATGAAAATATATTATTATTTCCACCATTTTGACATGAACATCCCATATTATATTTTAAATTTATATATTTTGTCCTATATTTTATGTATTTATGGTAGTAATCCATATATATAATATAAATAATATATATAAATTTAAAAAATTAAGTACTTGGAATGAATTCCCATCGTAAACATTTACATATTCTTTCCCATAATTCATCTTGTTCTCTTAATTTACTAGGTGATTTAAGAAGTGGAAAATGTTGTAAGAAATGGTCCATTTCTAATAGTTCAAAAAATTTATGAAATACGTAATTATAATTTAAAAAGTTCTTTCTTTTTTTAGATCTAAAATGTTTAAATGGTTCTTGAATTTCTTTAAACATAGATTTTAGTTTTTCTTCTAATTCCCTAGTAATTGTTGGAGGAGGTAATCCAGTTAATCTATTTATAATAAAAGGTATATGTTCAAAATATTGATTTAATTCTAATTTTTTAAGAATAAATCTCATACGTTTTTTTGTTAATTTAGTTGGATCGATAATTCTTTGTCTTTTAATTTCTAAGATAATTGTATTAAATATCTTAGGAGAAATATCAGTAGATTCTTTTGCTTGAAATTGGTTCATTAGTTCAGAAAAATGGTTCATACGTTTATAACCTGTACTTTTATTTTCATAATATGGATCCTTGAAATTTATTTTTTCCATATCTACTATTATTTGATCACTATGACCACAACTCATACATACCATATGACCATCATTCGATTGAAGTATTTTTTCAATATTACAATCTGGACAAATTTGTATTTGTATATTTTTTTTTTTAATATTCTTATTTAGAGTACATTTGAGATATTCTTCAAGAATAGTTTCATTTTCATTATAGACATTTTTTTCTTTATTTTTTTTTTGACTATTAAAAAAATCCAGTAGATTTTTACTTTGATTTTGATTAGTAATAGATTTTTGTTCAATAACTTGAGTATTTCTATTTATACCGTAATATTGTTTTAATATTGGTAACGATTTAGTAAAATAATCTAATTCATCATTAGCTTCGTCAATTTTATCAATCATGTCATTATACTCTTCTATTTTACACAATATATTAGCTTTTTTACTAATATCTTCAGCAGTATATGTATTTGGTGCTTTATTTTGAAGTTCTATTAATTCTTTTTTTATTTTTTCGTTTTTTATTTTAATTTTACCTACATTTTTATTCTGTTTATCAAATTCTGTCATGAATTTCATATGTAGGGAATCAATTGTGCCAAAATTAATTAATGATGAATCATTTTGAATTGTTTTTTTCAAAGTAGTATACTTTAATTTTTTTGTAATAAATAAATCATCCATAATTACAATTATATAGATATAATTATTTATATTAAAATTTATTTAAATAAATTTTAAGAGATCAATAATTATTTAAATAATGTATTATTTTATTATCTTAAGCTCGTAAAATAATAAATATTTTTAGTGTAGAACTTGTATTTATTAAAAAATATTTAATATATAGTATAGATTTTAATTTATTAATTATGTGGATTTTTTTAAAAATTTTTTCTTTCCTTTAATTATATATTATCATATAATGGGAGGCGGTTTAATGCAATTAGTAGCCTATGGCGCACAAGACGTATATCTTACTGGAAATGCTCAAATTACATTCTTTAAAGTTGTCTACAGAAGACACACCAATTTCGCAACTGAATCTATTGAACAAAATGTTCAAGGTACTGCAAATTTTGGTCGTAAATTAACTGTCGAAGTTCAACGTTCTGGTGATTTAGTCACCAAAATGTACTTCAGAACAGAATTACCTGCTCTCGCAGCAGCTGCAACTCACAAAGTTGCCTGGGTACAACGTGTCGGTCACGCTTTAATCAACTCTGTAGAACTCCAAGTCGGTGGTACCACTGTCGACAAACACTATGGTGACTGGTTAAATGTCTGGTATGAATTAGCTCGTAACTGGGCTCATGATCGTGGTTATGATAGAATGATCGGTAACACTGCCGAATTAACCACTTTATCT